CACAAAAGATGTTAGTGAAAGTATTTGGGCAAAAGATTCTAAATTAAAAAGTTCTATTAAACAGGCAGAAAAATCCATTGATAAGTTACAAAATATTATTGAAAAGTTGCCTATAAATAAATGATTGATTTTACATTTTTTACATCTATTCATTAGTGTAACAAACCAATGGTAGATGCTAATGAATAGATGTAAAAAATGTAAAAGAGAATTCAAAACTGAAAATTTATTAAATGATGAAATAGTAGTATCATATAGTGATATTAGATTATTTACTGGTTCAATATACAATAAAATGAAATTTAACTTTTTACATAAATCAAGTCCAAATTATTTTTATAGAAAGAGTCATAATTTATATTCCAGATTACATTTTCAGAAACATAAATTAAAATCAAAATTAAAAACTTTTAATGTTAAATTAACAGAGTGGCAAAATATGAAAATGAATGGTTATGACCGAATATGGGATTGTGGCAACCGAACATTTATTTTTCAAAAAAATGATTGATTTTTCAAAAATTATATATTTATAGTTATACAAAAATACACCATCACGTTTTTCCTCATATGGTGTACCGAGATAATGTAAACCACATTAAAGTTCCTAATAACTTTATTAAATCCAAAAAATACATAATGTAATTTAATTTGCCAATGGTGGCAAATTTTACTTATTTTATATAGGAGAAATAATAATGGATGACTTATTAAAAGACGCTATAGCAGACGCTAAAGCAGTTAGAGAAACTGCTCTTGCAAACGCAAAAATCGCTCTTGAAGAAGCTTTCACTCCGAGAATCCAATCTATGCTTTCACAAAAGATTCAATCTGAAACGGAAGGTGAAGAAGAAGCTCCGGTTGAAGAACCTGAAGCAGAAGAAGAACCAGAAGTAGCAGTTGAACCAGAAGTTGGTGAAGAACCAGCAGAATTTGAAGAAGATGACGAAGATCCTTCCGATGAATTTTCTGAAGAACCAGTAGGTGATGAAGAAGAATTTGAAGTAGAAGAAGATGGGGAATTTTCTGAAGAAGAACCTGTGGAAGATGAAGAAGATGTAATTGAAATTAACGGTGTTAAATATGCACCAATAGTTTCTGAAGATGAAGAAGAATTTGAAGCTGAACCAGAAGTTGGTGAAGAAGAAAGTGATGAACTTGATCTTGAAGCAATTCTACGTGAATTAGAAGATGGTGAAGAAGAACTCGAAGAAGATTATGACGAAGCTGGAACCGGCGACGGACTTGATTCTTCAGAAGTTGAAACAGCTGATGAAGCTGAATTGGCGGAAAACGATGTATCTTCTGATATCGGAGCAGGAGACAACAAAGTTGATGACGATTCAAATGACTCATCTGATATTGGGGCACAAGGTCCCGAAGGTGAAGGAAGTGATTCCGCAGCCGGTGCAGAAGATGATAATCTTGAAATAGTTGATGATTTAGTTGAGGTTAATGGTGTTAAATATGCACCTATATCTGAAGATGAAGAAGATGAAGAAGATATTGACCTTGAAGAAATCTTGAAAGCACTTTCTGAAGGTGATGATGAAGAAGCTGAAGAAGAATCAGCAGTAGAAGAACTGGTAGCAGTTAAATCAGAACTTAAAGAGCATCGCAATGTAGTTAAGTATTTACGTGGTAAATTGAATGAAGTAAATTTACTTAATGCTAAACTTTTATTCACTAACAAATTATTCCGTTCATACGGTTTAAACAACGAACAGAAGTTAAAAGTAGTAGAAACTTTCGACAGAGCTAAAAACCTAAGAGAAGTTAAGTTGGTATTTTCCACATTAGCAGAATCTTTTGGTAATAAGCCAAGCAAGACAGAAACAATTAAAGAGAGTAAAGGCTCAGCTTCTAAAGCAGTAGCTTCTACAAAACCTAAATCGAAGAAAGTAATCGAGGAAGGATTTGATATGAAGGACCGTTTCCAGAAGTTAGCTAATATTCTATAACTTATTAATAACGTAAATAATTACGATTAGGAGAAATAAAATGGCAGACAATTTAACATCCATCGAACAATTGATGGATAGCTATGATTCCCAACGTAGTCGTTTAGCTGAAACCCAAAAGTTAGTCAACAAGTGGGAACCCACAGGACTACTTGAAGGTATAGATAGAGAGAATCAGATTCATGGAATGGCAGTTCTTCTTGAAAACCAAGCACGTCAGTTAATTGATGAATCATCAAAAACTGGTACAGCTTCAAATTCAGAAGAATGGTCAGGTGTGGCACTACCTTTGGTACGTCGTATCTTTGGTGAATTGGCAGCACAGGACTTTGTTTCTGTTCAACCAATGAACCTTCCAAGTGGACTTATTTTCTATCTTGATTTCAAATACGGTACGGCTCAAACAGCGGCTCACACATCGGGATTCGATATACACGGTAACACATCAGCATCCAATGCAGACGCGAGTGGTGGTCTCTATGGAGCAGGTAAGTTTGGATATTCAGCAAATGATAAACAAACTGCGATCCAGGTTTCTGGATCAACTCTTGCTTCAGGTACATTTACTGAAGATAACGCAACTTGGAAAGAAGTTGAATTTGAACCTGCTTTGAGTGCATCGGTGAGAGACTCACTTATTAGAAAAGTGACTGTCGATTCCGATGCATTTACAAGAGCAGATGCTGAAGGTATCAGAGCATTTTCAATTACTGGTTCCTTTATTGACGCACATTATCCAGCTTATACATCAAGAGCATCTAATGGTGACATTAGTTTCTTTGTATTAGTTGGTGAGGGATCTGGTGCCGTAATCACAGCCGGACATGCAACTGCATCCGTAGATTACCATCAGCAACCATCAGATGTGACTCGTGGTGATTTTGAACAAAGTTCGTTCACTACACCAGCACCTGCAGCAGCAGATGATGTTGATATTCCAGAGATTGATATTGCATTACGGTCTGTTAGCATAGTTGCTAAGACCCGTAAACTGAAAGCAGTATGGACTCCTGAACTGGCTCAAGACCTTAACGCTTACCATAGTGTTGATGCAGAAGCAGAATTGACTTCAATGTTAAGTGAATATATCTCAATGGAAATTGATTTAGAAATCCTTGATATGTTGAAACAAAATGCAGACGCTAAAACAGAATATTGGTCAGCTAAAGTTGGGTTTGAGTATGATTCCACTAATTCTATTTTTAGTGAAGTGAGTGGTAATTCCAACGCTTACACTAAAGGTGAGTGGTTCCAGACTCTTGGAAACAAACTACAAGCTGTAAGTAACACAATCCATCAGAAAACTTTACGTGGTGGTGCTAATTTCATCGTGATTTCACCTGAAACAGCAACTATCATTGAAAGTATCCCTGGATACGCAGCAGACACAGACGGTGACGCAATGAAGAATTCTTACGCTATGGGCGTACAGAAAGTCGGAGCGTTGAATAACAGATACACAGTTTATAAGAACCCTTATATGTTAGAAAATGACATTTTAATGGGATTCCGTGGAAGTAACTTCCTTGAAACTGGAGCTGTATACGCACCGTATGTTCCGTTAATCATGACACCGCTTGTTTACGATCCGGTTAATTTTACCCCGAGGAAAGGGGTCATGACCAGATACGCAAAGAAGATGGTCAGGCCGGAATTTTACGGAAAAGTCATCGTCGCAGACGTTAACTACGTTTAATTCATAGTAATTAAATAACGAAAAAAGGTTGGGAATTTTTCCTGACCTTTTTTTGTGCCTACTTGATACTTATTACTATACGGAGAATTATATGGATATAATATACAAATTGACAAGTCCAAGTGGGAAATCTTATATTGGAAGAACAAATGATTTTAATCGTAGAATGATTGAACACAAATCTACTGCAGAGAATAGTCCTGGTTGGACTTTACATAAAGCAATTAGAAAGTATGGTTGGGATAATATGAAGCAGGAAATACTAATGGAAGTTCATCCAAGAGAGTCACAGGACATAGAAGAATTTCTAATAAAAAAGTATGATACAGTTAAAATTGGATATAATGAAACTTACGTTGGTGGTGGTGGTAGTCAATGGGAAGGGCGTTATGACACTCCAGAATATAAACAGTTTATAGAAAAAATGAAAGATATAAGTACTGGCTACAAAAACGGAATGTTCGGTAAAAAACACAATGCTGAAACGATATTAGAATTAAAAAAGAAAGCCAGGGGTCGTTTTTCACTTCATTGGTTTCAAGACAGATACGGGATAGAAGAAGGGCAGGTTAAATATGATGAGAGATGTGAGATGTTAAGGAATCGTAAGTTAAAGAAGGATAGATACGGAAGATTTATATCTTCCTGATATTTATATACAGAAGGGAATTTGTTTTAAGTTCCCTTTTTTTGTGCTTTCTTGTTTTTATGATATTTATTTATAGATATATCTAATTTACAGATTATGAAATGGGAAGAAAATCTAAATAAATCAAAATAAAGCTTGACTTTCTCATTTTTTCTTCGTAAGATCAACTGTAATGAGAAAGGAAACTAAAATGACTTGGACTAAAGAATCAGTAAGAGAATTATTAGAAACTCGTGATGATGCTGTTATCCGTGGTATGATTAGAATATACGATTTACAGACTGATGGTGAAAAATCTGTAATGGATACGGTGGAACATAATGGAGTTGGATTTAACGGTGTAGATGGACATATATTAAGTTCATTTGTAGAGTTCTATAATAAGACTGGTTTTATCACACCAAAACAAATGAAATTGGCAAGAAAAAAGATGTTAAAGTATTCTGGTCAATTACTTAAAATAATTGAAAAAAAGGCTTGACTTTTACGATTATTTGTCGTAAGATCTACTGTAATGAGAAAGGAAACTAAAATGACTTTGAATGAATTAAAATGTAATGTGATTAACACTTTTGGTGATGGACAACATCCATTCGCAGATGAAAATACAGTTGATTATTTCAATAGTGAATATGTATTGGAACTTATTGAAAAGGCGATGTATTTCGCACGGAAATCAAGTGTTAAAAAAATGTTAAAAGAATTAAAAAAAGTTGAAGAAAAAGCTTGACTTTCTCATTTTTTCTTCGTAAGATCACGTAGAAAGAAAGGGAAATAAAATGAACTTAACATACACAACTAAAAAAGGTAAGACAAATTACCTTACTGGTTCAATCTCAAAAGAAACTGAAAAGGCTATGTTAGTCTATTTCAGTGGATTCAAAACTGGAACCGAAATGTGGCTTCCAAAATCTCAAATGACTACATTAGAAAATGGTGAAGTAGAAATACCAGCTTGGTTAGGTGGTAAAATACGACGTGAATTAACTTTTGCACGTAATTGGAAACCTTGGATGAATAATAACAAATATATGATACCAAAATCATTAAAAATAATTAAATAAAAAGGCTTGGATCTTAACTTTTTTTGTCGTAAGATCAAACGTAATGAGAAAGGAAACTAAATAATGGAAACAGAGAAAGAACTTTCTTCCGAACAAAAACGGAAACTTCGTTATAGTTCATATCGTATTAATAACGTAAGGGAAAAGAACAAAGCAAAACGAGTAGTAAAGAATGTTATGAGAAGTAGAACTCCTGAAGCAACTTTACGAGAATTACAGTTGAAGTCTGTTGTTAGGACTTTTGCTAACAAATTATATTACAAAAAAGGAAATTAAATAATGGATAAGATAATAGTTGAATTAATAATGGATTGGTTTAATGATAATACTGTAATGACACAGGAAGATTTTGATGAATTACTGGTTTTTGCAGATGAAGTAAATACCGTGGAGAAATCAAAATGAAAAATATATTAATTAGTTTATCACTTTTATTTACTATTGGATGTGAATCAATTTTAGGTCCAACAGAAGATGAAGTAGTATTTCTATTTGAAGAAAATATGAATCTTGTATTGGATGATAATGGATTCTATCATATGGATTTAGATATGAGTAGATGGCAGAGTTTACATAGATTATCTGGTAGTATAACAGATAAGGAAAGCGGACTTCCAGTAGAAAATAGCAGGGTTACATGGGAAGCATCTCATTATTGGTATATCGGTGATACTCTTGGTTATATAATACGAAGGGGACTTACACATAATTTAGTGTATGTTAATTATGATACGAGTTATGTTACTTGGTTCAATGGATATGAAGTTCCAGTTGTTAATCCAGCGAGTTATAGTAACGCTGATGGTGAGGTTAATACGATGTTTGCACCTGTTAGTTTAATGTTAGGTGATACCGTTACTATTTGGTATTCATGGTCTGGGTGGTATGCTGGTATAAGGAATGATTCGTTAAAGATTGTTTTAGACTGATTTTTTAGAACGGTTATATTTATAGATATGAAAAAACATATACTACAAGAAAATTACGAAAGAATGTTTGGTACACTCAACGAAGGTGAATATGACGATTTAGTTGGTAAACTTGAGAAGGTAGTTAAAAAACATTTTTCAAATTCTACTTATACTGTAAGATATTCAAACAATTTATTACCTGCAATTACTATATATTTCACACTTGGTAAAAAGTCAAATTGGTCAAATGGCATATCACATAACTCACCTGTAAAATTTAATATTCATGTATATGACTTGGGTAAAGACAAGATGTCGTTTGAACCAGGTGGTATTAGAATGACAGCAAAGGCAACGGAAAAACACATGGCATATAGTGGTATTAAATTTCCAACACGAAAGGCAAAAGTAACACCAGATGTATTGGTTAAAAAAGTTGATAAGTTATTTGGTGATTTAAGGAAGTTTATCAAGAAGAATTATGATAAAATGGATGATGGACATAAATGGGTTAAAAAGTATATCTAACATATAAATTTAATGTATAACACGGGAAGTGTAAAAACTTCCCTTTTTTTGTGCCCAAAATTATTTCCCATTTTCCACATTTCTTATATTTATAGATGAGAAATACTATCTTTTTATAGGAGAATAAATGATGGAAAGCATATGGCCAGGAAGTGGCTCAGCGGTAAGTGGAAACACACCCTTTGGTTTTTACGATACAGATACAACATTTCAATCGGAAGCACCTAAATTCGCAAATTGGGCAGCAAAACGAATGGGATATCCGATTATGGAAATAGAAATGCAGGATGTTCAGTTTTACGCCTGTTTGGAAGAATCTATAAGTGAATACAGCTCACAAGTAAATCAATTTAATATACGAGAAAATCTATTATCATTAAGAGGACAAGCAACTGGTTCAAGTGTAACTCATAAGAATGTAACGCCCAATTTAGCTGGAAACATAAGAATTGCAGAACAATATGGAACGGAAGCTGGTGTGGGGGGCACAGTTGATTTTAAGAGTGGTTCTATTCAAGTTTCAAGTGGTTCACAAGTTTATGACTTAAATGCATTATGGGCAGATGTATCAGAAAGTGGTCAGGCAATAGAAATTAGAAAAGTATATTATGAAGCAAGTCCAGCAGTTCATAGATATTTTGATCCATACGCAGGAACAGGAGCAGGTAGTTACAATATGTTAGATGGATTTGGATGGGGTGGAATGACTCCAGCTGTTCAATTTATGATGATGCCAATATACGCAGATTTATTGAGAATACAGGCAATAGAGTTTAACGACCAAGTACGAAAATCGGCACATACATTTGAGTTGAGAAATAACAAAATTAGGATTTTTCCTAATCCAACCACGACATATAAATTGTGGTTTGAGTATATCTTAAAATCGGATAGAGATACACCATTACAAACCAGACATGGTGAAACTTCAAATGTAGTATCAGATTATTCAAATGTTCCATATGATAATATGCAATATCAATATATAAATGATGTTGGTAAACAATGGATCCGACAATATGGGTTAGCATTAAGCAAAGAATTACTTGGTATGGTACGTAGTAAATATGGTTCTATTCCAATACCTAATGCAGAAACGAGTTTGGACGGTGAAACACTTCGTAGTGAGGCTGCAACCGAAAAAGAAGCATTGATTACTCAATTGCGGGAAACATTAGAAGCATCAAGTCGTAAAATGATGATGGAAGCAGATACAGAAGAAAGTCAACACCTTCAAGATAAACTTGGCAAGATACCACTTCCAATTTATATAGCATAGGAGAGTAATAGTGGCCGGAAGATTTTTACCACAACGAGATTTGGATGTATTCACTCGGTTAAATAAAGAACTCATTGGTGATTTAAAAGAAGGCAAAGATGGAATAATAAATCAACAAGTAGTTTTATATAAAGTATCAGCACACGACACAATGACTAATATGTATGGTGAATCGAGTGGTGGAAAACGATATAAAGCTGGAGTTAAATTTGCCTGTCTTATAGAAGCAGAAGACTTTGACTATAATACAGATGAGTTTGGTCCCGACGAACAACAAAATGCATCATTTCATATTTTAAGACAAACACTCATTGACTTATCACTTGTTCCAGAAGTTGGAGATGTTATAGAATGGAATTGGGCACAGTTTGAAATAAATGCAATAAATGAAAATCAGTTAGTTGGTGGTATGCAAGATAATAATTGGAATGTATCTTGTGTTACTCATAGAATTAGATATAGCAATTTAGGAATTGAAAGAGTTAGGAGTATTTAATGGCAAGAAAAAAACCATTACCGAGAAGCCAACGAGCAACTCTAAATAGAGCACGCCAATATAAACGAGATGTAGATGAAATAAAAGATGTATCTATCAGTTTGATGGATTTAGATTCTGCCATCATGTATTATTTCACAGAGGTGATAAAACCAACGGTTACTGATAATGGTGAAACTGTAAAAGTTCCAATTATGTATGCATCTCCAGAACGATGGTTTGCAATACAAAAAACTGGTTATATGAGAGATAAAAAACGACAACTTATATTACCTGTTATAGCATTTAGACGAACTGGGATGGAAAAGGATGATACAATGCCAGTTGATAAAATGGATCCAAATGAACCTAAACTTCATTGGCAGTTTGAAAGAAAATACACAGATGCTAATAGGTATGATAATTTTTCAGTTCAACAAGGTTTAATTCCACAAAGAGAATACTATAATGTAGCAGTTCCAGATTATATGATATTAAATTATGATTTTATTATTTGGACTTCATATATTGAACAGATGAATAAACTGATTGAGAGAATAAATTGGTCAGCGGGTGCATATTGGGGTGAACCTGGTAAAATGAGATTTAAAACTAATATAGATAGTTATACAGATAGTACAGAAGTTTCAGATAGAGAACGAATAGTAAAAACTGAATTTAGTGTTACATTAAAGGGATATTTAATACCGGAAGCATTTAATGAGTTGGCAGGTCCTCATACAATGCAAAAATATATTACTCCAAAAACTTTATCTATTGGAGCAGAAACAGATGTGGCATTCACTTCCATAGTAAAACCTGACGATGGTGTACAAGAAGTTAGAATATCTGGAGGACCTTCATCTGGAGTAAGACGAACAACCACCGATAATCCACTTATATTAGAATCTGGAACAGGGGTGACTGTTTCTAATAGTGGAACAGAATGGGATGGGACTGATAGATTAACTCAAAATATTGCAATAGGACAGGCAGTAGCCACAAGTTCAAATGTTAGTTTTAATTCAATCACTTCATCCACAGCAATTAAAGTCGGAGCATCTTCCATAAGTGCAACAGGATTTACAGGTGATTGGGACGTGAGTGGAGCATTAACCACTTCCGGTAATTTAACAGTAGTAGGAAATGCAACAATACAAGGAGATTTAACTGCTCAATCTTATAATTCAGAACTTGTAAATTCTACTGTATTGTACGATAGTGGATCTACTAAATTCGGTGATGATGTAAATGATAATCACGAAATGACTGGTTCATTATTATTAAGTGGTTCACTAAATGTAAATTCATACAATATAACTGAAATATCAAATAATACAAGTCTTGGAACTGGAACTGCCGTATTATCTACACAGAACGCCGTTAAAACTTATGTTGATGATCAAGTTACAAGTGGAATAACTACGGCAGATACATATTTAAGAAAAACATTTGTTAAGAAAAACTCATCTATTATAGGAACTTCTACAGCATCATTCAATGCAATAACAGCATCAGCTCCATCCAGTATGACTGCTACGAGTGAAGATGATTTTGTGTTTTTTATAAATAGTGCTTATATGGAACACGATGCATTAACAATACAACAAGCTGGTTCATCATTTTATCTGAAGGTGGATACAGAATCCATTGGATATATACTGGAAGATGATGATGAAATTATAAGTTGGGGAAAATTTAATGCTTAAGTTAATGAGTTTACTTGAAGCAAAACAAGTTGGAATAATTTATCATTTCACTTCAATGCATTCATTGTTTAGAATACTTGACACAAACAAAATGAAATCAAATTTGGGTCATATATCATTTTCACGAAATTATAGATTGGGATATAATGATACAGATGTTAGAATAGTGTTTGATGGAAATAAAATGTCTAATAAGTTTAAGTTTCAACCATTTATGCACGGAAACCCATTTTATGATGATGATCCGGAAAAATTACGAAAAATGTATGGTGATGAGAGAGAAGAAACTATTAAAAAGAGTAGTATAAGTGGTATTTTAAAATATGTTATAAAAATAGATATATTAGATGAAATACAAGATTATAAAAGTGATATGGAAAAACTTGAGTATTTTAAAAAAAAGGCACCAAGTAGTCTTAAATTTAATTTTGTAAAAAATTGGAACAGGAAATAATATGATTAAACTAAAAAAATTACTAACAGAATGGAATGACACTTCATTTAAAAAATTACCAAAACGGTGGTCTAAACCTGTAATGAAAGGTGAAAATACAGATGGACTTACAGAGTTTGAAAGAATTGGTGTAGAGATAGGAAAACTTTATACAGACAAAGATAGGCCAGCATTCAAAACTCCATCTCAAATCAAAGAGGATTCATTAAACGAAAAAATGAGTGAAGAAAAACGGTCATTCTTAATGTTGAAAATATATGCACAAAGTTTGAGTGTTAATTTAGGGAAGGTATTTTCTGGTATTAATAAAGGTAAACCAAGTATGATAAAAAAAGGATTAAAGGAAATTAAAATACTCAATAAAAAAATTGAAGAAATGATTGAAGAATTGATTTAAATTGTATATACCCACATTGTTTTTACTATAACTTGATATTTATTACTATGAGAATATACAAAGCAACAAACAAAGAAAATGGCAAAGTCTATGTAGGACAGACTACTCAACCATTTGAGGTGAGGAAAGCTCAACACGAATATGGACATGGAACATTTTACTTTGGAAATGCATTGAAAAAATATGATTTTGATTGGGAAGTAATCAAAGAATGTAAGACAATAGATGAACTAAATAAGATGGAAGAGTATTTTATTGAAAAATATAAATCCAATATAAAAGAGTTCGGATATAATTTACGAAGTGGTGGAGATAATAGTTTACATTCTGATAGAACTAAAAAGAAAATGAGTGTCTCAAAATCAAATATGAGTGAAGAGACAAAAGAAAAAATAAGACAATCAAGAATAGGTAAAAAACATAAACCTGAAACGATTGAAAAATTTAAGAACAGAACTATACCAATGAAAGTCAGAAAAAGAATTAGTGAAACTCAGAAAGGCAAACAAATTTCTGAAGAAACTCGTAAGAAGATGAGTGATACGAGAAAGAAAACTTATAACACACTCAAAATGCACAAAGTATTAAGTGAAAGTGCAAAAAGGGGGTGGGAGACGAGGAGAGCAAATGCGCAAGCGCAGTTGGCCCAATAGAAAAAATAGACCCTGTCCAGATTGTGGAAAGATGCTTACTTACACTCGTAAAGATTCATTTGATAGGGCAGTAGGTAATAATAGTGTATGTAAGTCTTGTGCACAGTTAGATAGAAAGGTGACGTTAGAAACAATAGAAAAGATGAAAAAACCAAAGTCAAAAAAACACAAAAAAAGAATATCACAAGGTATGACTTTGTGGTGGGAACAACGAAAAGAACAAGAAATAGGAATTTATAAGTGGCAAGATTAAAAAGTAAACAGTTAAAACCTCAATTCACAGGGTCATTTAGTATAAGTGGTTCCTTAAATGTTCATGGTCAAACTATTTTAGATAGTATGGATAATTCTATTGCAAGTTTAATAGTAAAAGGAAAGACGGAGTATAATACGCAAACAATCAATATTCAAAGTACTCCACAAAAGCCCCAAATTACAATAGATGGATTGGGTACGGTTTCACATAGAGATTTAGTTGGTATAATAGACTTGGGTGAAGGATTTACTCAATAAATGATATTTATAGATATATTTGGAGAAATTAAATGGCACAGATAATAAAACATAGAAGAGGAACGGTATCACAACTAGAATCGTATGGTGCACTACAAAAGGGTGAACTTGGTGTAACTACTGGTTCAATTTCTGGTATTACCACTCCTGTTGTGCATATTGGTGGTGGTGCAAACAATTATACGGTGGGCAGATTGCTTACTGGTACAACTGTTCCTAATGTTAGTTCAACTTCTAATTATAATGGTCAGTTATTTTATGATACTGATGATAAGATTTTATATAAATTAGATTCAAGTGGGAATACTAATTTAGATTTTACTGGGAATATAGCAAATCGAGAGGTAGCTGGAACATTAGACGTTACCGGTATAGTTTCAGCATCAAGTGATTTGTGGGTAGGTGGTGATATACATGCAGTAGGAAATATCACATTTGAAGCAGGTACAAGTGGAACAATCCAACTTGGTGATACAAGTGGTGATAATCTTGTAGTTGGTGCAGACATCAGCTCTTCTCTTACACCAAATAATGATGATGCGTTTGATTTGGGTAGTGCATCACAAGAATGGAAAGATTTATATATAGATGGTACTGCAAATATTGATACATTATCAGCAGATACGGCGGCAATTGGAGATTTAACAGATAATAGAGTAGTAATTGCAGGCACAAGTGGTGAACTTGAAGATGATGCTAATTTCACATTTGATGGTTCAAGTTTAGATGTAGGTGGTGGATATGGAAGTACAGGAACATCTATTTCAACTGCTGGAGTATTACAAACCGATGGAGCAACCACACTTGGTAGTACATTAGCAGTTAGTGGTGTAGCAGATTTTACGAGTAGAGTAGATGCACAGGCAGGACTTGATGTAACTGGTTCAGTAAACATAGCTTCTACTACAAATATAGATGGTAATTTAGATGTAGATAATACTACAACTACTATTGATTCAAGTAATGCAATTTCATTAGACGCCGGAGCGGCTTCCAACTTCACAACCACAGCAGGAGCATTAACACTTGACGGTGCAGGTGGTGTAAGTATAGAAGGTAATGGTAGTGAGATTGATATAACAACTGCTGGAGCTACACTTGATATAAACGCGGGAATAGTAGATATTGACGCAACCGGTGGAACAGTAAGTATAGATAGTGATACTGGAATTAACATTGGAACTAATGCTGATAAACCAATAGATATTGATTCAACAACATTAGATATTGATGCAAGTGGAGCACTAACTATTGATTCGGCAACTTCTGTTTCTATTGGTACAACCGCAGATGTAGCATTTGATATTGATACTTCAACATTAGATATTGATGCAAGTGGAGCAATCACTATTGATTCTACTTCTGGTATTTCATTAGACGCTGGAGCGGCTTCTAATTTAAGTACATCAGCAGGAGCAATAACTATTAGTGGAAACAACGGATTAAATCTACAAGAAGGTGGTTCAGATGTAATAGCAATTTCTGATACTCGTGATGTATTATTTGGCCAAACAGGTGGAACTACAAGTGACCCTGATTTTGAAGTTGATGGATATGCAAGATTCGACGGAACAACAGAATTTGAAACCATTGATGTAGATGGAACTTCTGATTTTGCCCAAGCAGCAGTATTTAATGATAGAGTAGATGTTGGTGGAGCATTAGCAGTTACAGGAAGTATGTATATTCTTGGTAATTTTGAAGTCGGTGGAGCCACAACTTATATAACTTCATCTAATTTACTAATTGGTGATAATATAATTGAATTGAATACAGCAGGAGCAGCCGCAGACGCTGGTATTTATGCTTATGATGTATCCACAAGTGAAACTGGTTCTATACTTTGGGACAGAGTAGGAAATTGGTGGAAAACTGGTATAGTTGGTGGAACTCAATATAGAATACCAGAACAAGTAAGTCAAACAGATTTAACTGCAAACAGATTAGTATATGCAGATGCAAGTGGTCGTATAAGTTCATCTAATAATATATCGGACATGGAAACTTACATTGATGTAAATGATGTAGATTTAACTTCAGTAAATAAATTAGAAGGTGTAGATACAGTTACTTATATAGATTTGGGCAATTCAGATTCCATTGAAACAAAGGGTAATCTTTATCCAACTACACATAATGCAGATGATTTAGGAAAAACTGCACAGAGATTTGCTAATCTATGGTTACAAGGAAACGCAGATTTAGAAGGTGATATAGATGTAAATGGAACGGCAAATTTAGATAATACTGATATAGACGGAACACTTGATGTAGCTGGAATATCAGATTTTCAATCACGAGTAGATGCACAAAGTAGTTTACAAGTAACTGGTTCAGTTTATGTAAGTGCTGGAGCAAGTGTAGCAGCAAGTTCGGCAAGTTTAGTTTCATTCAGAAATGATAGTAATACTCAACTTGGATATTTAGCATCAGCCGACACACAAGCAGTAACTACTGGA